TAATATTATTCTCTACGGTGGAGCAGTGGCAGTGGCACCTATATAGAAGGCTATCGGAGATAAGACTACTAACCCCGCTAAACCCGAAGGAGATAGTATAAATATCTCCGTTACCCCCGCTTGTTAGTCATGGATCATTCACGCTGTTCTCATCAAACTCCTTTGGGCAAGCTCTTGTGCGAAGCCAACCAACAATATGTATCGGAGAAAGTACACCCGTACCATTCGACGAGGCCGCGCAGGTTCCTCAAAAAAACGCCGAAGCTACGTCGGGAGGAGGCTCTCTTCCCGTCGGACAACGAAGACAGTCATGAAGAGGACCTCCCGAAGGAGGATTCTCAACATATCCTCTCAAAAAAAGAGGAACAACGCCCAACCGGTGAACTTCAACTACCTAGGAGAGAGCCCGATTCCGGGTTCCAAGGTCATGGGAAGTGATCGTACTACCTACCTCCTTTGGCGACCTACCGCCCTCACCGATGATACCGACATATATTCTAGCGCCTCTCGTGGAGCTCAACAGATCTACTGGCGTGGTATTAAGGAGCGCGCAGAGGTTGGTACCTCTTCTGGTGCTGCCTGGAGATGGCGTCGAATAGTTTTCGAAGCCAAGTCCCTCAACATCAATGGTCTCATTTCAAATGTCGAGACTAGCGCAGGGTTCAACCGAGCTATGGTCGAGCTTAGTGGTGACCCCCCCGCTAACCTCCGCAACTCCTTGGAGTCCTTCCTGTTCCAGGGTTCTGTTGGCGTCGATTGGAATACTGTCTTCAATGCGAAGGTTGATAACAACCGCTGCCGTCTCCTCTCGGACAAGGTCCGTCACCTGCAGTCCGGAAACGATCGTGGCAGGTTCTATACATTCCGCCAATGGATTCCTCTCAACAAAACAATGGTGTACAACGACGACGAAGTTGGCGATGACAAACAGTCGAACACATTCGCGTCACCCGGGAGGAAGGGTATGGGAGATGTCTACGTGTATGACATGTTCCAGTGTTTGACTTCTGATGCTATCAACACTCTCAACTTCAACCCCCAAGCTACTCTGTACTGGCACGAAAGATAGGCCGGTCTACATGTACGATGACGCAGTTCCCCATCAACCAATCCACGTCTGCCCCTTTGTCTGCAAGGGGGTTAGTGTTGGAGATGTATATAGACGGCCTCCCCCAATTGACCAATTGCTTGCCACGATACTTGTCTGTGGCGTAAAACTGTTTCTGTGCCCCTAACCAGAATTTGTAAGCGTGAAAAAACTCAAGTCCTCCTTGCATATCGTCGAAAACGGCATAGTCGACGTCCTCCAATGACTCATCCAAACAAAATAGGCCCCCAAAATAGGCATGTCTGCCTAGTGAACGGGCCCACAACGTCTTTCCCAAACGAGTATCCCCAATTAGGATCAAAGATTTAGGGCGTCCTGTGCTTAGTCAGCAAAATAAACTAACCGGTATATCGCCCACTATGACAAGCGGGCACGTAGCCCGACATTTGCCCGTGGGCACTCTGTGCCCCGGGCGGGAGGGCCGTGCGTAAGAACATTGAATCACATCCCCTAGCAGAGATCTGTTCCGGGACCCCCCGAAGCGGAGCGGAGGGAGGGGGTTGCTTACCAGTTGACAATCCAGATAAAGTCTGTTGTACCCAGAGATCCAGTTCTGGCAGCTCACTCGTGTCGAATGAAATTCCCTCGGGAGTGATGTAGGGATCACGAGCTGGTCTGTACTTCCAGTCGGCGTAAGCTCGTAAAGATCCGAATGACACGCAAAGTGCCCTAGGATCCAACTCCGCGACAATAGCAAAAAACTCTTCTCGAGTTTCAGCCAGTATCGCTCTAGCCCACTTCGAACTAGACTCAGATACCTCTGTTCTTGGTCGGGGGCATTCGAGGGCTCCTGCAACAACATCCCCATCCTTCGTCGCATACGCCCAACCATCTTCTGGTGTGCTGTAGCCACGGACAATGTTTGGGTGGTGTCCGTCCACATCGAAAACACGGACATTTCGTGACTCAAACTTCCGTTCGAACATAAAGAAAGCATGGAGATGAACTCCTCCAGCTTGATGATTTTCTCGTCCAATGACACACTCAGCTCCAAGTCGTCCAAGCATGTCATTAACTGCCCAGGGATCCAGGTCCCCGCATTGAGGGTAAGTGAGGAGGCCATATTTGGCTGCAAAACGAAAAGGCATGAGGTCATGTGACTGCCACCGTAGAGATT